AATCTCGGTGGTGACGAGTCAGCCTCCTTGGGTGGAGACGCCGGCCAAAATCACATCGAATCCGGTCTCTCACAAGAAGTCGTGGATGAAGAGCTGGATCAGCACACCGAAGCTTCAGGCGCTGATGAAGTTCCTCGGCGTGTGGTCCGCAACGCTTTCGTCGACACTTCAAAGCCGGCCCCAGGAAAAATCCGCTACGTCAGCCGTGCTGAGTTCGAAGAGGTCCCTCCCAGCCATCAAGTCCTGACACTTATCTGGTACGATGCAGACGGCGTCTTGTGTGACGATCAGGACGCACCAGCGGGCAACATCTACAAGCTCGTCGGGCCGGACTTCAGCAGCGAATTGTTCAAGGAAGAGCTCTCTGGCGATCCGCATATTCTGCTGGTTGTCAATGATGAGATGGATCTCTATCTGGAAGTGATCTTGAACGAGGGGTCCTATACGAATACGGTGCTTGGCTATGGCAATCCGGTATCTGGCGGATCAGCCGATGGGACGGCCTAGGCAGCAATCGGTCAGCTATTTCAACTGGCTTTACAACCAGGTTCGTGGCGGCGATTATCAGATGGTATGCGAGCTCATGCATAGCATCATATTCAGGATCGCAGTTTCACATGACGAAAATCGCGTGGGCGACGTGGCTGAGTTCAGACAACGGTTTGTTAATGAATTTCCAGGCATTCCGGAAGAAGAACTTGCAGAAGTCATGTCGCCTAACGCATCTATATTCGAAGTTCTGGTAGGCCTTGCGCTGCGGGGGAATTTCCAGAATAACCTGCCCATTCAAGTCTGGTTCGGCATATTCTTGCGAAATCTGGGCTTGACTAATTTCGATGATTACCGCTTCAGAGTAAATCGAAACAGGGCTTTCCAGATACTTCGAACATTCAACGACCGAACCTACCAGCCAAACGGCCAAGGAGGTTTGTTTCCGCTGCGGCGCCCAAAGCAAGACCAGAGAGAAGTTGAGCTCTGGTATCAAATGGGTGCATATCTGACCGAGAACGAACTCTACTGATGGATGGGAGGGACTGTGGACTTCTTTCAGGTCAAAGAACGTGTCACGAAGACCGGGCTTGAAATATCACCCGACTTCGTAGTCAAGCGTTCGAAGGACTTGATGGTAAGGGGCGGTTCCTTCTATGCGGTGTGGGATGAAGCGGCTGGACTGTGGTCTACGGACGAATATATGGTTCAGCAGCTTGTCGATGCAGAGCTGTACGAATACGCAAAGAAACTCGAAGGACAGCAGACACAAGTCCGTTCGATGAGTAGTTATAGAAGCAATTCGTGGAAGGAATTCAAATCCTACTGCAATAACCTGCCAAGCTCGCATTTGCAGCTGGATTCAATTCTGGCGTTTGCAGACACACCGCCGAAGAGAGGAGACTACTGCTCAAAACGACTGCCGTATTCATTGAAGCCAGGGCCGATAGTCGCATACGACCGGCTCATGAGCGTGCTGTATGCACCGGAGGAGCGTGAGAAACTAGAATGGGGTATTGGCTCGCTCGTTTCAGGAGATTCAAAATCGATTCAGAAGTTCTTTGTGCTATACGGCGAAGCCGGAACTGGGAAGTCGACGTTCCTGAACATCTTGTCTTTGCTATTTCAAGGCTACACCGCCGTCTTCGACGCGAAAGCCCTGACAGGAACCTCGAATCAGTTCTCTACAGAATCGTTTGCGAGCAATCCCCTTATAGCGATTCAGCATGACGGTGACTTGTCGAAGATAGACGACAATACCCGGCTCAATTCGATTGTCTCTCACGAAGAGATAATTGTGAACGCAAAGTACCAGCGGCCGTTCGTAAGCCGTATCATAGCCTTGCTGTTTATGGGCACTAACCAATCGGTTAAGATATCTGATGCCAAATCAGGTATTATCCGCCGGCTGATAGACGTTCATCCTACCGGAAATACGGTAACGCCAACTGAGTATGAAGCACTTAAAGCTCAGATTAGATTCGAGCTTGGTGCTATCGCTCATCACTGTCTTGAGGTTTACAGATCTCTCGGGCCAAATAGATATTCGAATTACCGTCCGATGGATATGATCATCAGGACAGACATGTTCTATAACTTCATATCCGAGAACTATGAACTGTTCCGGGAGCAGGATGGTGTTACGCTTAAGCAAGCCTGGCTCTTGTACAAGGCGTTTTGCGATGAAGGCGGCTATGAGTGGCGTCTTCAGTTGCATAAGTTCAGGGATGAACTACGCAATTATTTCGAGCATTTCGCCGAGCGTGGGCGAGTCGGAGACGTGCAAGTAACCAACTTGTTTACCGGTTTTAAAGCTGGGAAGCTGGGAGTTACACCGCCTCCGGAAAAGCCTCCACCAGCACTCGTGATGGAGTGTACGGAATCTTTGCTCGATAAGGAACTCGCAGGACAGCTAGCTCAGTATGCGACTGATAATGGAGTTCCCGGAAAGCCCTGGAAGAAGGTTAAGACTGTCCTAGACGATCTTGACACTTCCAGGCTGCATTTTGTTAAACCAGGTCTGCAGCACATCGTCATCGACTTCGACTTGAAAGACGAAGATGGTCAGAAGAACCTGGCTCTGAATATTGCAGAGGCTACCAAATGGCCATTGACTTATGCGGAATTCAGTCAGAGCGGCGCAGGCATTCATCTCCACTATATTTGGGAAGGCGATGTTTCGGAGCTTAGTCATGATTATGCTCCTGGAATCGAGGTCAAGACGTTTCCAGATGATGCCTCATTGAGAAGACGAGTATCATTCTGTAACGATCTTCCCATCGCTACTCTGAACAGTGGACTTCCACTCAAGGAGAGGCGTGTGCTCGACGGCGCAACCATGCGGAGTGAAAGGTCTCTGCGCGAACTGATTATCCGTGCTCTGCGTAAGGAGGTACATCCAGGAACGAAGTCGAACATAGATTTCATCGAGCATATTCTTGAGGAAGCTTGGACCTCAGGAATGCAGTACGATGTGACTGACTTGAGGGGGAGGATACTCGCATTCGCGAACGGATCCACCAATCAAGCAGCGGCAAGCATCAAAGCAGTACAGCGAATGAAATTCGCATCTGACGAGATTGCTGCAAACACGGAGCCCGTTATCCCACAAGATGAACGACTCGTGTTCTTTGACTGTGAGGTTTACCCAAATCTCTTTGTCATTTGCTGGAAATATCAAGGCGACGCTGATGTTGTGCGGATGATCAATCCGGCAGCCGCAGCAGTCGAAGAGCTATTCCAGTACAAGCTCGTCGGATTCAACAATCGCAGATACGATAACCATATTCTGTATGCTGCAGCCATGGGTTATAGCAACGAAGACCTGTTCAAGCTCAGTCAGCGTCTTGTAGCTGGCGAGAAGCATGTTACATTCGGCGATGCGTATAACCTCTCATGGGCTGACGTCTGGGATTTCTCCAGCAATAAGCAAAGCCTTAAGCGATTCCAGATCGAACTGGGGCTGCTACACAAGGAAATCAATCTCCCATTCGACCAGCCCGTCGATGTGGTGGATTGGTCGCGTGTTATCGACTACTGCGTAAATGATGTAACAACGCTCGAGCAAGTGTTCGAGGCAAGAAAACAAGACTACGTTGCCAGATGTATCTTGGCAGAGCTGACTGGTCTGTCTGTGAACGACACGACACAGCGCCATACAGCGAAGTTGATTTTCGGTAACGATAAAAACCCGGCGGAAAAATTCGTCTACACAGATCTGTCTGGCGAATTTCCGGGCTATGAATATGAGGGCGGCAAGAGCACTTACATGGGGGAGGTAACCGGCGAAGGAGGTTACGTCTATGCCGAACCCGGGATGTACACTGACGTCGCTGTACTTGACGTCGCGTCAATGCATCCGACATCGATCAAGGTTCTCAATCTGTTTGGCCCTTATACGCGCAATTATTCAGATCTCATGGCGGCGAGACTTGCGATCAAGCGCCGTGATTACGATCAAGCTCGGAAAATGTTCGGAGGGTCTCTCGAGCCATACCTCGATAGTGATTCAAACGCGAAAGCCCTCTCGGATGCTCTTAAGATCGTACTAAATATCGTGTATGGTCTTACTTCTGCCGGCTTTCCCAATCCATTCAAGGATATCCGGAACAAGGACAACATCGTAGCTAAGCGCGGTGCTTTGTTCATGATCGCCTTGAAGAACGCAGTTCAAGAGCATGGATTCCAGGTCGTTCACATCAAGACAGACTCTATTAAGATTCCAGGCGCTACTCCCAAAATCATTCAGTTCGTGATGGAATTCGGCGCCCAATACGGTTATACATTCGAGCACGAAACCACATATTCCAAGTTCTGTCTGGTGAATGATGCCGTCTATATCGCAAAGACGCAGGACGGTGAATGGACCGCTACAGGAGCACAGTTCGCGCATCCTTACGTCTTCAAGACGCTCTTCAGTAGTGAGGAGGTCACGTTTGAAGATCTTGCCGAGACAAAGACGGTCACGACAGCTATCTATATCAAGTTTGGGCAGGACGAGCCGCATTTTGTTGGCCGTGCTGGATCTTTCTTGCCTGTTCTTTCTGGTAGTGGCGGAGGTATTCTCCTTCGCGGAAAAAATGATTCTTACCACGCACTCACAGGCACTAAGGGCTGGGAGTGGAAGGAAGCGGCTACCGTACGAGAACTCCATCAAGAATCCTTGATCGATATGTCGTACTACCGGAAGCTAGTAGACGATGCGATAGCGAACATCTCACAGTTCGGAGACATCGAGCAATTCAGAGATTAGCGAAGGAGTAACTTAATGGAACCCGTATGGGTTAAGTCTTCTCTCAGCTTCAGCAACAGCAATTGTGTTGAAGTTGCAAATCTGCCCGACGGGTCTGTCGGAGTCCGTGATAGTAAGGACTCTGCTGGACCAGTGCTTAGATTCACTTCCGATGAATGGCGTGCTTTTGTAGATGGTGCGCACAACGGAGAGTTCGATAGATTCGGCAAGTAACAAAAGCCGAGACAGGGGTAGGCGATAGGCCCGGAACCCAGTGAGAGGGCTTGCAATGGACAAGCACCGTCCGGCCCATCACATATTTAGGGGGATTTACAATGAAAGATCAGCCCACCGAAGGCACTATCTGGATGCATAACGCTGGAGACTTCTCGCTAAAGAATGGCGATGAAATTCCACTGGTGTATTATGCAGGTGGTGAAGTACGTGTCGAAGTAGGCACGGCTACAGTTGTGGGTGACCGAATCCAGTGCATGTTCAATGATTCACTTCAAAGCGAAGTCATGCTTAAAATGATCAAAGAACACCGCGGAATGGTATTCTCAGTGAACCGCGAAGATCATCCAGATCGCCGCGGGCCACTGCTGCGATTTTCAGCAATTCCCGCAGAACATAGAGCCGAAGTCGAATCCATCAACAAAATACTTGGGATAACACCCGAGGGAGAGGCATGACTATGGGCCAGCCCATCGAAGAAGCGGCAAAGAAATCAGTTGGCGATCCTGATCTCGCAGCTAAGCTGCGGAAGGACGGAGCAGACGCTGCTCTGGACGAGATCAAAGCACAGGCCGCTAACAATTCTGTTCCAGATTCTGCAGCGGATCCAGTCTCTAGCCCACAGCTGTATATGCGGGCGATGAGTAATTTCATCCAGCAGCAAACAGCATTCATTCATCAGCAGGGAAACCTGAAGCTAATGTTTCAGGCTCAGCTCGACTTCATCAACGAGGTCTGTTATTACATCAGCGACAAGGATATGGCTTCGGTTCTCACCAAGCAGGAAGCGTTTATCGCTGAGCTGCAGGATCTCATTCAGCAGAAGGGACTGTCTTGATGGATGAAAGGAAAGAGCATGAGTCATTCATCGAAACAGCCAGGAAGCTGGTATACAAATACGCACTCAATCAACTGAACAAAGCGGATAGTGTGGACTTCAAGCTCAAAGACGTCTATGCGGTGTGGTCCTGTTATATTCTGGGAAACCAGAAAGTTCTCGTTAGCACCAACCTTCCAGATCTCATGTATTATGAAGTGACTCTGGACGCATCACAAGATCAAGTGTATTTCGATGCGTATCGTAAATGGACCAATATCGCCATTCCAATGGAGGATCTAGATGTCTGGGGCAACTAACACGCAACTACAGCCGCTAACGCTCCTAGGCGTTCGCATCATGCCTGGTCAATTCCGGAATTTCTCTGGAAATGCTGACCGATTCAACGCCAAGGGCGCTCGCAACTTCAAGATCGCTCTGCCTGATGAGGACGCCAAGGCCATGGAGTCCGATGGCTGGAACATCAAGTGGCTGCAGCCTCGTGAAGAGGAAGATGCGCCACTGGCAATTCTCAAGGTCAACGTCAAGTACAGCGAACGAGGCCGACCGCCACAGATCGTGATGATTACCTCGAGGGGTAAGACACCACTGACTGAGGACATGATTGACGTTCTCGACTGGGCAGACATCGAAGACGCGGACGTGCAAATCCGTGCCTACCACTATGACATTAACGGCAAAACAGGCATTTCAGCATATCTCAACACTCTCTATGTCACGATCCGTGAAGACGAGCTGGCACTTAGATATATGGACGTGCCAGACGCTGAAGGTGCCAGAGAACCGGACGAATCACCCGGAGACTGAATGGCGACTCCTAGTTCATGGGATAGTCCCTGGACTGCTGTATTCCAAAATCACCCAGGAAGGATACGTGATTATCCAGAGATGAAAGCTAGACGAGGACCTGATTCAGATCCGGATGACAATGGCTGGGATCTGTTCCAGGATGACAAAGATGAGTGAGCAACTTCGTCTCGTCATTAATTACGGCAATGGTGGCGAGACCACATTAGTTCTGAAGGAAACCTCCAATAACATCTTCCAGGCATGGCTGGGTGCAGATTCCTATGTCGTCTTTAAGGAGAAAAAAGCTGATGAAGACCAGACAGCCATTCGGGCCGAAGAACGAACGGGAGATCAGACAGGCGCTTGAATTGGTGGGTGCCGATCCGGATCCGATCCACGACGATTCTGCGGTCGACTGACGTGCATATCGTCTGGTACGTTCTTACTCATTTCTGGCTGCATCATGACACACTGTTCACCAAGTTCGGTGACTTCAGCGTCTGGGTGCACTGGAATAAGGTTCACTTCAGCTGGCTGCCTGGTGTTCAGCACTGGCATGGCTGGCAAGCGCTGTGGGCGTGGGTCAACGTTCACGGTTAACATATCCGTAGCTACCTGAAGAGCAGGTAACATGTCTTACTGTAATGAATGTGGAAGTAAACAGCCAAGGAGAGTAAGACTTCCGCACGTGTCACTGAATGGTGTTATGGCGATAATTATCGTAATGGTAACCGCTGTTACGGCCGTATATCTGCTGCAACATCAGACAGTGACGACCGCACAGTCAATCTCGAAGGATCAGGTCTTTAAGATCTGTCCAGTGCGAGATTGCTCAGCATATCCCCAACCCAGCAAGATCAAGGGAATCACAATCAGTTCCCTGCAAGGTTACCTGCTCTTCACGAAAGCTGCGGCTAAGCAAATAGAAGCAGTGCGCTGTCCCCCAACCCACACTCCAGACTGCGAGAGGCATCATTGGGAAGGCAATACCGTACGGCTCCAGATCGAGCAAGACAAGCTTGTAGGAGCTAACGGTAATAGATTCAACGCGCCGTACGCGCAAAGCATCAACCGGGTTGTGGGGACAGCCCTGCGGCGGCATGAGATCGTCGTGCTTAACGCTCAGACCGAACAGACAGTCGGTTACGGGCTTAACGAGCCGATGCCTACCCTAGCTACGTTCCGGTTCTGGAAGTACTTTACAGGGCTTTACGGGACGTTTCCAAGGGTAGTTTTCGATCTGTTCAATGAGCCCCGGAACACTTCATGGGAGGAATGGCATAATGACTTCCAATCCCTTGTCAATTATGTCAGGAGGCAAGGGTCAGAGAATCAACTATGGGTGGAGGGACGAACTTGGGGATCTACCCTTGAAGGAATACCACTCATTCAAGGACCCGGTATCGTTTACTCTTATCACCACCCGGGGTGTCCGCATCAATATCAATGTCCCGTCACCGAACGAACCTGGTGGAATGCTTTCGGTCAATACGCCACAAGGGGTGTTCCGGTAGTCAATGGCGAATTCGTCAACTTCACCGGAGGATACGTATGGGATCATGCCACCGAGCGAGTGACTCAGTATCTGCAAGACCTCCACAAATGGCATATTGGGGTGATCGCCTGGTCTCTCCAGCCTGGAGTCATGACTACTGGTCTTGATCTAGGCCGGCCTATCACAGAGCCGCAAGGTGCTGGGATGTTGGTGTGGCGATATTTCCACGGAACGCTAGGCCATGCGACTACAATGCAAGATACTCCAGTAATGGCTGAAGGAAACCTAGGAGAGGCAAAAAATGTCAGCAGATGAAGCTATTGAACAAAGCCAGCATCTTCTTCGTCGAGGGCGATTAATGGGTATAGACAACGTCGAATTTCTGTATCCGCCACCATATCCCGAAGTCGGACGATGGCTTAAGAGACAGCTTAAGCCTATCGTAGAAGAGGAACTAGCCATGGCGAATCATATAATACCCCTGAGTAATGAAGCTATGGCTCCATCCTGGAAAAGAGAGGTTTTGACGATGGCTAAGGATCAGCCTGAGTTCAAGCAAGGCAGTGCGGCTCGCGAGAAGGCGCTGCAGCGAGAGATCAAGGCCTCCGATGCGAAAATCGCCGAAGACCAGGCAAAGAAAGATGAAGAATGATGGGCCAAACGCCTTACTCGTCTAATCCGTCCGATGTTATCTCGCCGCCTGACGCGGAGGCCGATTTCGATCTCAGCACTGTCAGTGACAAGGATCTCCGAGAATACCATCAGGAGCTCTCGACAGCCATTCTGAATCCCGGTATCGAATTCGAGTCGTTCGATACGAGTCTTGGCGAGACGTACTACCGAAATCGGCTGAAGCTGGTCGATGCGGAACTAAAGAGCCGCGGTGACGAAACTTCTTCTGGAGGTGGCTTGCCGTAGAAACACAATTTTCTCAATGGATGCTTAATCGCCAGGCCGAAGAGACAACGAACTATTTCATAGCAAATGTCGCCAGAGCAGAAGCTGTCTTCTATAGTCAAAACGATCAAGAGCTAGCGCGAAAAGATCTAGGAGAGGCAGTAGCAGGTAATTATTTGCCTGAGATAGATGTCTCCAAGATTGAACCCAGGAAAACCCGCTGGAAGATTCATTATGCGGATCTGATCTTTTATGACAAAGCCGGCGACGAGATAGTAACCCAGCACTACATACGAGTTTCTGGCTGGGATCGGCTACATTTCAGAACACCAGGACAAGGTGATTTCACATTTAGTTAGAAACTCCCGGTCCGTCTCGAACCAAAGACAGGGGCAAGGCGGCCCGGGTTAACTAGGAGAGGCAATGGGAAGTAAGAAGACAGAAAGGCGCAAGCAAAATCGCCAGAACAAGGTCGATTCAGGGCGTTCGAAAGTCAAGCGCAACTCCAAAAGCAAAGCCAAGCGGCTTCAGGCTTTGAAGAGCTTGCTTAGAAAGAAGGCTTAGTGACCAGAGCTAACGGTAAACACCATACAACCAAGGTAAGCCCAGCCGCTACAAAGACCAAGGCTGCTCAGCGAGCAGAAGAAAAGGCAAACCAGCAACTGGAAGCTAAGCTCAGAGAAGCTTTGAATAACCAGCCTCCGGCCGAAGTCGTGGAACGCGCCAAGGCGGCATTCCAGCCACGTTAGGATTATATGATTTATGAAAATTTACCTGGCTGGGCCTAGGCCTATGCACGGCTGCCCGGGCCTTAATCATGCAGCCTTTAATGCCGGCACAAAGGCGTTGCGTGAACTTGGACATACAGTATTTAGTCCTGTTGAAGTTAATGCGGAACTAGGCATTAAAGACGGGGCCGGAACCAAGACCATGATACGCAGTCTTATGGCAGCAGAGCTTGCCTGGATTGCGAGTACTGCTGATGCTGTGGTTCTCCTTCACGGCTGGCAGCAGTCTCTAGGCGCACTTGCAGAACGCGCCACCGCTGTTGCCATCGGCATTCCGGTTTATGAGCTGGACAAGTTCCTTGAGAATTTCACTAAAGTTCATGAAACGGACAAGACTGTATTCAAGTCACGCTAAGACCAACCCAGGCGTCGTGAGCCTACGATGGGGCGTCATCAAACAGGTAAGGGCGACCGCTCACTAGCCCTTACTGTCCCTCTAAGGAGAGGCATGGGAAGAGAAGAAGAGCAGGTGGCGGCGGAGGTCAATGCCGCGATGCTGCAGGGTACCGAGTACATTCCGGAAAATCTGATTCAAGAAGAGCTCGAGCGGACACTGAATCAGTTGAAGGATCTCGTCATGCGGTTCAAGCAATCTCGTCAGCTCACGAATGCCATTACGAGATTCGAGGAAGCCGAGATGTGGCTTTATCAGTGCGACTATCCTTCTAAGGAGGAGTTCAAGGCTAATGCCGAAACACTTCCTGAGTGACGAAACGCACGAGGACCTGAAGACACTAGCAGCATCGCATCACAACTTCGACAGCTTCCTGCGCGAGATGCAGCTGATAGCGGAGCGTGTTTACCATAATCATCGCCGGGTCGCCACAGACGAACATGGCCAGGACGAGCATGTGATCGGTACTGTTATGCCACGTGAGATAACACTCGATCCGACAGCCAGTGGTTCGGTCAACGTGGTTAAGGCGAAGATGCGATCTGGAAGGAGAAATAATGCTTGATACTCACCAGCTGGAAGATCTGATCTATCCGCATGATTTGACCGATGAACAACACATGGATGTTACACAGATCCGTGATGCGGCATTCAGTTTCATTACTGATATCGAGAATCTCATTCCCGACTCGAGAGAGAAATCGCTCGCCCGGACTAATGTCGAGCAAGCTGTGATGTGGGCTGTCAAAGCTATATCAATGCCGAATCGTAATGCCTAACGCAGCCACTTGCACGGTGGGATTAATTCTGCTCATCGTCGTGATTATCTATAAGTGGTGGACGAGCTAAGGAAGGAGAGGCTTGACCGCACTAGACAAAGTGGTCCATGTTATCTATCTTGATGAATTCATGGGCATGCCGGACGAAATTGCTGCATTTCTATGCGATTATCCAGTCATAGATCCTGCTAAGAACCGGATGATCTGGATCGGTGAGTCCGGTAACTTGATGCACCCACTCAACTACATTCGCAAATACGGCGAAAAGGTTGACTACAACTTCGTCAAGACCGGGCCACATCGGAATCTCCGTCACACAGGCCGTACGCCGGCAGATCTCTACTGGTGTAATCATGATATCTGCACATTCAAGCTTGTCGCAATCGCAGAAATCGAGCTCTCGCCAGCTGATCAGCAGATACTCATCGACCATTCAGCAACTCACCCAACCAAACGCAAGAAAGAGAGGAAACCAATGGGTTTGGACCATCTGTCCAATGACACCCGCAAGCAGCTCGAGGCGCAGGCCGCTGACCACAGTACGTTTGAGTCGTTCGCCCAGTGGCTCGACACCATGGGACGGATGCTCTGGCAGGGTGATCGCCCGAGCGACCTGAGCGGCAACGCCGTCAACGAGTTCATCACGCTGATGAAGCGCAATCACACCGAGCAGTCCTTCCGCGCTGAGATGGCCCAGTACGCGGAGCTCGTCTGGCACAACCACCGGGCGAACGCCGACGTGCCGGCCGGCGACAGGCATCTGACTGACACCGAAGCTCCGGTCGAGCCGAGTGTGCTACAGCCGCTGGAAGAGGCGCCGGCCGAGGAGCAGGTGGCTGAGGTGTCACAGCCGAGCTGGCCGCAGGCTGGAGAGGATTAAGCCCCGTCAGAGGCGATATATATCTGGCAAAAGCTGCTCTCTGTAGCGGCAAGCTCTGTACGGCTGTATGAGGCCCTCAGAGCGGTAAACGCAGGATCGAGTAAGCAGGAGTACGCCCCCTATACTTGCGGCAGCCTGAGGCCGTTACAGAGCGGTATAGGGGGTCCTGTGACCTATTGGTCTACCAGAGAGGCGGATGCCTATGGCAACAGACCAAGAACTCTTTCTTGCGCTGGAGATCATCAAGAAAGAAATGAGCCTGCTCAGTGGGAGCATGGCCAGTCTACACAGGAAGGCAGACCAGATCATCATGTCACAGTCTGATGCAGACGCCCTGGCCCAGCGGATCGATGCTGATGTTCAGGCAGAGGCAGCCGCGCTTACGACTGTTGTTGCCGGGATCCAGGAGCTGAAGGACGAGCTCGCAGCGGCCCAGCAGCAGAACCCGGCTGTGGACCTGAGCGGGATCGCACAGAAGGTGGCCAACCTCGACGAGACCGTCACCGAGATGCAGGCCGTGGCCGGCGGAGTTCCGCAGCCTCCGCAGAGTTAGCTTCTTGAGGTGACTCAAGGAGAACAAATACAATTTAATATATAACTTAATATCGAGTCTTCATGCGATGAGTGGTGGGGCTGGCCTTCGACGTGGGCTGGCCCCATCTCGCCGGATAATAAAAAATTAAAGGAGAGGCATCGTGAGTATTACTGCAGGACTACTAGGTGTTGTCATAATGCTGATTGTGATCCTTAATGAACTCAGAGGAATACGCAATGAACTTATGAGAATCCACCAGGACATGAAGGAAAGCTAGTCTCTAAAACAAGGAGAGGCATCATGTATGGAACCTTTATGCTGTGTGACAACCGGCCTCGTAAGAAGGTGATTATTCCAAGAAAGGTACGGCGTTCTATGGATTACGACTTCGTCAAACTCATGCAGGGGAACAGGTATACCTTCTCGATCTATTACTGTACGCACTGCAGAGAAGAAATAAGATTCGATCAGATGAACAAGCACGCCTTGACCAAACATCAGATCAGCACACCAAAAATCAGTCACGAATTGAGACGCCGTGTCTGAAGTTGTAGAGGTACGCTTCGTCAGAGAAGAACTAACAAGTAATGATCCGACAGAGCGTACGACCTATGTCTGCTGGTTCTCTGACTGTGAGGATGTCTTGTATGGCGACCAGCTGACGATACACGCAGAGACTCACAACGCCCAGATAATAATCATCGACAACTACCCGAAAACCAATTACACAGATGACAAACAAAGCTCAGAAGATAGCAAACAAGGCAGTTAAGAAAGCTGGAGGAAGACGTATTCTTGGCCGGAATAGATTCAGCGCGGTAAAAGCCGTCAAAAAAGAGAAGAAAGCGAAGAAAAAATGATTGGTGCATGGCTGGTCGCAGGTACGATCACGTGTGTTATACTTCTCTGGGTGATCAAGACTTCTTTGGCCACCTTCAAGTAGTGTTAGGAAGGTAAAATGAATGAAGAGAAAGCTCGCAGAAAGAAGGCAAGAAAGCAGGAAAGGCAGGCACGCAAGGATCTCAAGAAGCGTTTTCCAAAAGTGAAGCGCATCAAGAACAAAGACATGCCGAGGCTTTAAATGAAGGATCCAAGAGACCGGATGCTAGAAGTAGTGGCACAAGGCAAGGCTGCAGAGAAAATCAAGGGCGAACCTGTGGCAGGCTCGGTCGAATTCAGGTTTATTTTCGATGGGCCAAAAGACGAGGAGCTGCAGTTCACTTGCATGACTTGTGGCGAAACAGTAGCTGTATCGGCTCTGCAACTGCATGCTTCAATGGTACATGACACCAAGGCCTATCACACAGATATGGTGAAGCGAAAGGCCTGATACCACACAACAAGTTAAAAACATACCCCCGCCCGATTAAAAGGAGAGGTATACAATGCTTCCGATCGAATTCTGGAGGTCCATGCTGATATGAGCAATCCGCCGCTAATGCCGCATCAGCAGAAGGCGGTCAAGGATCTTCGTAACGGCAACATCCTGAAAGGAGGAGTCGGCTCAGGTAAGACGCGGACCGGTCTTGCGTATTACTGTGATCGGTATGGGCCGTTCAAGAAGCTATATGTCATCACTACTGCTAAGAAGCGGGATACTGGAGACTGGCAACATGAAGCTGCTCTATGGGGCGTCGATGTTGTGGTGGACTCTTGGAACAATCTTCCTTCTTATGAAAATGTGGAAGGAGCATGTTTCCTCTTCGACGAACAGCGAGTAGTCGGGAAAGGTGTATGGGTAAAGGCTTTCCAGAAGGTAACCCGGCGGAACAAATGGATTCTGCTGTCTGCTACGCCTGGCGATACGTGGCTCGACTACATCCCAGTGTTCGTTGCGAATGGGTTCTACTCGTCAAGAACGGAGTTCCTGAGGGAACATGTTATCTTCTCGCGGTTCTCCAAGTACCCCAAGGTGGAACGAATAGTTGGGTCGAGACGTTTGGCAGAGCTTTTGTCGACGATCCTCGTTACGATGCCGTTCGAGCGGCATACTACCAGACATGAAATAGATGTCTATGTGGATTATGATACAGACCTCTTCAAGAGAATCTGGAAGGATCGCTGGAATCCAGTAGAAGAACGGCCTATCCAGCACGTAGCAGAGTTGTTCGTTCTGATGCGCTGGGCCGTGAACATACATGAGTCAAGACTCGAGCGAATTCGTGATCTCCTTGTAGAACATCCAAGAATGATCATCTTCTACAACTTCGATTACGAGCTCGAGATACTACGGACTTTGGAGGTGACTAAAGCTGAATGGAACGGTCATAAACATGAGCCACTTCCTGATGGTCCTGAATGGGTCTATCTCACTCAGTATCTTGCGGGGGCTGAAGGATGGAATTGCGTCGAGACAGACGCTGTTGTTTTCTACTCAGCAAGCTACTCCTACCGCCAGACCGAACAAGCCAAAGGGCGAATAGATAGGCTCGACACACCCTTCACAGATCTCTGGTATTACGTCTTGAGATCCTCGAGTTTGATCGATTCGGCGATCTTCAAGGCACTCTCGAACAAGCATGACTTCAATCTGAAGCAAGGTTTGAAGGAGATGATGAAGAGTTGAGACGGCTCAGAGTCCTCGAAAGAGGTTCCGGGCCTCTCAATTTTTTCTGTCCGATATACGTGCTATCGCCGATTCTACGTCTTCACGCCCAAATTCATTTTTCGAGGCAATGTGCGAAATATTTTTTCAAAAGTCGCACAATTTAAAAGATGATCAAGAAAAACAGACAAAGGTTACTATTCTAATATATCGGAATTTAAAGAAACTATCAGACATTAGCGCTAAAAAAAGTAGCACAATGTGCGCTTTTTGTGTAACTTTTTTTTGAACGTTATCGCAGGTCAACCCCGCTTTGTGCTACTTGTGCTACTTTTTCTTCTATAAAAGATAAATAAATAAATATTATATATATACAAGGGTTTAAAAAACTCTCAGACTCTTTTCGAAAAAAAAAGCGCACAAACGCACAAATTTTGTCCTATCAAGTGATCGTTCACGAACAGTTTCTGGAATGTCTGAATCCTTTATGTGAGGTATCGATATTATCACCACCTTCGTCCCAAAGTGAAGAGAGTAAACATAAGTCCTTGTTTGCGAATGCGCGCTACTTCACTCCACAAGAGTCCGATTCCCGGTTTGTCCACTTCTGCGAATGAGCGCAACTTCACTCTAAGGGGAATCCCTTTTGTCCGGTGTCTGTTCTGTCCACTTCTGCGAATGAGCGCAACTTCACTTTAAGGGGAATCCCTTTTGTCCATGTGTCTTCTTTTCGACGGCGTTTACATGCTTGTCGCATATCATACGAATTTTTTTCTTAAAACTGCCTTATTATGTCCTGTTGTATGCCTATTATCGACCTAATGTCGACTAATTCGCGAAAAAAACAAGGGCTATAATGGAAGGAGAAGATACGCCTGCTAACCATGCAGGATCGACCGTATCGGATCCTCTCAGTTTTTCTTTTGGAGAGGCGGTGTTGCGCAATGCCCTAACGTCTAACTTCACGTCTGAGCAGACGACGTGATATAAAGTAAGATGTGGAATAGCGCAATCCTAGACGTCCGGACCAGACCTCGCAGTAAGCTAATTCATCAAAGTCCCGTCGACACTACGAGGACTGGTGAAGTGCCTGTCCCGGTTTGGTAAGCTGCGAGGCTGGTCTGGATCAATCATGGAGAGGCATAAATGAGAGAAACACCATTCAAGAAGGAGCTGAAAGCAGAACTTGCACGACTGTTTCCTGGTTGTATCATTTTGCCTGGAGACCCAAATCATACACAAGGCATTCCTGACTTGATCATGCTATGGGGACGAACATGGGCCGCGCTTGAAGTGAAAGCCAGCCCGACCGCAGCACTTCAGCCGAATCAGGGTTGGTATATAGACCTCCTGAATGAGATGTGCTTCGCCGCGTTCATCAACCCAGCTAACAAGTCAGAGGTTCTCAGTGCTCTTCAAGAATCACTCAAACCTCGTAGGCCAGCACGCGTTTCTGTCAGCGAGCAACTACCACTGGGTCAACTACGATCTGGAAAAGCTGATACAAACGTATGTCAACAGCCAGGCCACTCAGCGAGGCACAAGACTGCACGCACTCGCTCATGACCTTATTCGAGAGAGTGTAAAACTTCCAAGAAACACTCAAACCCTGAATGCGTATGTCAATGATGCCATCGGTTTTCATATGACACCAGAGCAAGTTCTAGTGTATTCTCCTAACTGTTTTGGGACAGCAGACACTATCTCTTTCTCCAAGAACTTGCTCCGCGTTCACGATCTTAAGACGGGTGTTATACCGGCCTCTATGATGCAAACTCGTGTCTATGCTGCGTTGTTCTGTCTTGAATACGATTTCAGGCCTGGCAACATAGACATGGAATTGCGCATCTATCAGAGCGACAACATACTAGTCGAGAACCCTGAAGTCGATATGATCGCTCATATCATGAGCAGAATTATAACATTCGACAAGGAGATCGAAAAACTCAAAATTGCGGGAGGGTGAGTGGCCGATACGGAGATCCTTGATAACAGCGATGTTGCTGAGGATGAAGATGTTCTGATTCATTATGGCATTCTGCGCCGATCCGGCCGCTATCCTTGGGGTTCTGGGCAAAGTGTGCAGCAAAGCCGTGATTTCCTTAGAAGTATCGAAAGTATGAGAAGTAAAGGTCTTTCTGATACAGAGATCGCTAAGGGATTCGGAACTACAACTACGGCTATCAGAGCAGCACACTCGATTGCTACTCATGAATCAAGAGCCGCAGATACGGCTTTGGCCAGCCGGCTTAAGAGTAAGGGTTTGTCAAACGTTGCTATCGGCAAGCGTATGGGCATTCCTGAATCAACGGTTCGCGGTTTGCTAGCACCCTCAGATAAGAGCAAGCATGATGTTCTGATCAATACCGCGAACATGCTGCGTGACAAAGTAGGACCTGAGCATTATCTCGACATAGGTGCTGGAACTGAGAATCATCTCGGTATCAGTGCTACCAAGCTAGCAACTGCTGTAGCTGTACTTCGCGAAGAAGGTTATGTCGTTCATCCGGTCCAGACTAATCAGCTTGGAACTGGTGCTGGCAAGAAGACGACTATCAAAGTCTTGGCGCCACCAGGAACCACATATGGCGAGATCAACAGAAACCAAACTCGTATCAAGTCGATCGCTGCATTTACTGACGATGGCGGTCATAGTTACACGGACATCAAACCTCCACAGAATGTCAACTCAAAGCGGATTCAAGTTCGCTATGCAGGTGAAGGTGGAGAAAAAGCAGACGGTGTAATCTATGTTCGCCCTGGTGTTCCTGAGTTGTCGCTTGGTGCTTCTCGCTATTCTCAAGTTCGCATCGCTGTTGATGGAACACATTACCTAAAAGGAATGGCTGTCTATAAAGATAACCTTCCTAAAGGTACAGACCTCGTGTTCAATACGAGCAAAAAGGATACAGGCAATAAACTAGATGCGATGAAGCCGCAGAAAGGCGAAGAAGAGAATCCTTTCGGTTCTACTGTTCGCCAGCGGTATTACACAGATGCGGCAGGCAAGAAGCATCTATCACCAATGAACATCGTGAATGAGGAAGGTGACTGGGCAGACTGGTCACGTTCGCTGTCAAGTCAGGTTCTATCAAAGCAATCTCCTGCACTTGCTCGACGCCAGCTAGGTTTTGCACTAGATCAGCGTAAGAGTGAACTCGGAGAGATTTCCCGGCTCACAAACCCGGTCGTGCGAAAGGCGCTGCTGCAGAAGTTTGCAGATGGTGCTGATTCTGCGGCTGTGAACCTGAAGGCTGCTGCTCTGCCAGGACAACGAACACACGTCATCATTCCTATTCCTTCGCTCAAAGAACATGAAGTCTATGCACCGAACTATCCAAACGGCACACGTCTGGCTCTTGTTCGGTTTCCGCATGGCGGCACATTCGAGATCCCAGAAGTCACAGTCAATAACCGGAATAGAGAAGGTAATACCACACTAGGCCGTCCAGTTCCAGGTAATGAACACTTGAAGGCAACAGATGCTATAGGCATCCATCCTAATGTAGCAGCTCGTCTTTCAGGTGCAGACTTCGATGGCGACACAGTTCTCGCTATCCCGAATAGGCGTGGAGATCTCAAAACTTCACCCCCCCTCAAAAATTTGGAGGGGTTTAGCCCAACGAATGAATACGGTCCGTATCATGGGATGCGCACTATTGATGGTGGAATCTATGATGCTAAGACAGGCAAAGTAGATTATGGCGGTAAAGCACCATCAGGCAGAGCGAAGCAGCATCAGATGGGCGATGTCTCTAATCTGATTACTGACATGACGATAGGTGGCGCTTCACATGACGAGCTTGCTCGAGCAGTCCGTCATAGCATGGTTGTGATTGATGCTGAGAAACATCATCTCAATTACAAGCAGTCCTATCTCGACAATGGTATCGCTTCCCTGAAAGCCAAGTATCAAGGTATAAAGAACGGCAGGCTTAAGGGCGCATCCACTATCATCTCTAAAGCTAGTTCTGAAGAACGTGTTCCTGCACGCCGGCTTAGACGTGCATCAGAAGGCGGTCCTATAGATCTCAGAACTGGCGAGAAAGTATTCGTCCCAACAGGCGAATCGTATACGCGCAATGGCAAGACTATTATCAAAAAGGTAGCTTCTACTAAGCTCGCAGAAGCTAAGAATGCTCTAGATCTTTCTAGTGGCATGCCTATTGAACGTGTCTATGCCGAACATTCGAACGCACTCAAGGCTCTGGCTAATACAGCTAGGAAGATGTCTATAACAACTGGTGGTTTGCACTATTCGCCATCTGCAGCTAGGACTTATGCTCACGAGGTCTCTTCGCTAAATGCAAAGTTGAACAAAGCATTGAAGAACAAACCCCTAGAGCGTCAAGCACAGATCATAGCGAATGCCGCCGTTTCAGCTAAGCGTGCAGCAAACCCCGGCCTTGAAGCAGACGCCCTAAAGAAGTTGAAGGGCCAAGAGCTTATACGAGCTCGTGCTAGAGTGGGCGCACAGAAAGACCAGGTCTACATCAGCGATGCAGAATGGCGCGCTATTCAGGAAGGTGCTATCAGCACAAGCAAACTCGAAAGGATTCTAGAGAACGCTGATAGCGAACGTGTCAGATCTCTTGCTACTCCTCGCAGTACTAAGGGACTGTCTACATCTGAACTAGCGATAGCCAAAGCAAGACTTGATGCTGGCTATACACAAGCAGAAGTGGCTGAATCTCTCGGCATCCCTGTAAGCACACTCAACTCTGCACTCAAACGTGAAGGAGGATGATGGCAGACAATGAGTCAGAGTCTATGCTCACTACCATTGACAATCCATGGAATCCTCATACCAACTACGCTGAGTGGCTGGCTTGGGATCGTGAGCATGGATACGACACCAACGGCTACCTAGCACGAGTTGCTAACGTTAGTCTTGATCTTCCTGAGGATGAGGTCGACCAATCTATAGGTCAAGCGATCGATGAGATTGTTCAGCTAAATCCAAACGGAAAATACACAAAGGCTTATCGTCCAGCAGCGTAACAAGAAGTCTCATTAATGGGGTAGGGGGGAGGTCTAAAAAATCATACCCCCCTATGCAT